GCTGGAACCATTGCTCTGGATAATGTTAATACCTCTGGTATTACAACTACAACCAGAATTCATGGTTATAAAGCACTGTTTGGCACAAAAGCAGCAGCAACAACCACTTTCGTTGTTACCGTTGCTGCCAAGACTTCCGATCACAGATATAACGGTTCTGGTTCTTCCTCAGGTTACTTTATTGACGGTCAAGAATCGCCAATCATTACCCTGGTTCCTGGTAAGACCTATCGCTTCGATCAGGGAGATAGTTCTAACAGCGGTCACCCACTTCTGTTCTATCTTGAGTCTGATAAGACCACACAATATACAACCAACATAACCACTAA